CAGTGAGATGTTTTACTTGCAACAAAGTAATTGGAAACAAATACGAAACATATAAGAATATGAGAGATGGGAAGATACTCAAGGAAGAGAAAAAACCCGCTGGTAAAAAATCTTCAGGTAAAAAACCCGCTGGTAAAAAATCTTCAGGTAAAAAACCCGCTGGTAAAAAATCTTCAGGTAAAAAACCCGCTGACCATTTGGAGGAAATGGTTGCAGACATGCGGTTGGAAACAGCCAGAGCTTATTCGATAGACGAAATTTGGGAAAAGTTGGGTATTAAAAGAGACTGTTGTAAAACAATTTTTTTAACCCATCACGAACAACCAATGATTGATCACGATGAGGAAAGCCCACATATTAAACTCTACAAAGATTCACAAGTTACACGTGTATATAACGCCATTTAAAATGTTTAGTATTCTTGAATATAATTCCGATTTGGAATTATATTTATTTTGTTTGTTGATCCGGGAAAAAATCACTTGGATTAGCAACCTTTTTATTTTTCTTAAACTCCTCCAGATAAGATTCCAAATTTTTACGGTAAATCGAAAGGTATTTTTCCTTTTTAAGCATTTTTTTAACGTCACTAGCCAAGCTGTCCTTATCAGATGAAAAACTAGAAGGGTCTACTTCAAATTCTATCACGTGTATTGCATTTTGTTTGTTATCAGCTTTGACACCGGGATGGTCGTCCATTATAAATGTATTTTCAGGAGACATTCCGGGTAATTGCCATGTTTCAAAAAATAGTTTTAAATTTTTGGGTCCATTAAAAAGCTTTTTGGATTTTCTACCGTGGTAAGAACAAAAAACCCACCCTAAAGTTCTTTTTGATTCTTTAGGAACCATTAAATTTGCTACTATATAAGCAGCATAGCTCTGCGAGGCAGCAGTCCACACATGAACATTAAAATTAGCAAAACAAAAATCTAGAAATTTTTGCAAACCTGGTCTTTCGTGAACAACATATGTATCGTCCATATTATGAGTAACTAATTTGGAAAGAGCTTTTTTGTATTCAGCATTGTCCCATAAATAATCTTCACTAGCGACAGCGCTCAAAATTGTATTATCTAAGTCAAAAATAAGATTTGGTCTAGAAGGATCCATTTTATTATCTACATTATAGATTTAAACAAGATACTTTTTCTAGAAAATGAGTTGTTTATTTGATTCTATGCATGCTTTGTTAACAAAGCATGGTATACATTTTAGAAATAGTCATGTTTTACGTTTAAAAATAACAGCTTTTATGCGAGACAACCCCAGCTATGAAATTAACGAACAAACTATTGATTGGTGGATTAAGCAAGTGTCTGTGGACATGAGGATGGATTCTGGTAATTATATAAATAGAATGAGCAATGCAAGCTCATGGGGTGGAGCTATGGAAATTTCTGTTATGTCCAAACTTTTTAATGTTAAAATAAAAGTTTTGGGTAGAAGCAACACAAATCACACTGTAGATTGCACTGACGGCCAACCAGATGCGTTATTTGTCTTGCATTGGACTGGTAGTCATTATACACCCGTAAAAATTGAAGATTTATCAAATTGATTTGGTACAATTATCGTAATCAAAAAAATGGTTTTGATGGCTATCATACAAAAGTGGGATCAAAATATCCATGGTCCGTCGGAAATAAATTTGAATAATAAATATTTACTTTTATGCGAAATTACCCAAGAAGAATATGATACAAGAGATTTTGGAGCTTACGAACCTAAAATTACAAGCGGAGAATGTATTGTTTGTTTAGTAGAAAAATACACTCTTGGAGAATATTGCCTGGCTCATCCACAAATGATTGTAAATACAGGAAGTTCGATGCCCCCATAGATTTGTTTTTACACAAAACAAATCTATTAATAAATGCAAAAATCAAACAATATTTTGTCATACACCCCTATAATAATTCCTATGGTTATAGGTTTCGCAACTGCCATGTTTTGTCGTCCTGGGAAAACAGCTGGGTCCACTGTTAGTTTTAGACCTCCATCTTGGGTATTTTCGGCTGTTTGGCCGATTTTATATCTATTGTTTGGGTTATCATGGTTTTATTCGACAACTGGTCCCGTTAGATCTCGTATAGGTACCACTACCATACATATCATAAATGCTGCTTTAGCTTTAATGCTAGCTTTGTGGTTGATTGTATATGGATGCGGTAAAAACAAAAAAGGAGCTGTTTTTGTTTTGCTTGCGTGCATAGCCCTGTCGTTTGCAGTTTTTGCTGTTAATAATGTAATAGGCAAAGTTTTAATAGCTCCTTTGATGGCATGGTTAATTTTTGCACTGTTATTAAACATACAGGAGGTTAATAACGACTCTAAATAAAAATTAAGTAATTATATCCAAAATATAATTAATTTATTCTGACCGTAAACTTTAAAACAGCTTGAGCTAGTTTTTTCTTTTTGTTTACAAGCTGTTTTCTTTGGCTTTGGTTTAATTTGGGCAATATTCTTGCGTATCTCCCCCAGCGGCGAACAGGTCCTAGTTTATTACCTCGTCTAACTAAACCTTTTATTGCTGCCTTTACTTTTTGCTGTTCTGTTAACATTTATTTACAATGGTAGACTCATTTATTTCATTTTCTAGAGCTAGCTAACATCTGAGAAACTAATTCTTCTCCGCCTACTTGTCTAGCTATAGACAGTAATTCGATTCGTGTTTCTTCCAATATTTCTTGGCTAGATTGGGTTTGTAAAGATCTGTCTTGTAATGATAAATAGGCAGTCACTAATTGTTGTTCCAATTCTGGTTTATCAGTTGATTTCCAAGCTCCCAAAGTATTAGCATATACTTCCAGTATTTCCGAGCTTAAATTTCCATTCAAGCATGTAGCTTTGACAACATTAGCGGCCATTAAAAGGGCTTCGTTTGGACTATTTTCAACAGTTTCCGGAAAACGAGAAATTAACCAAGCTGATAAAAGTATTTGCGGTTTTCTTAAACTGCCTTTAGTAGAAAGGTATTGTTGGACTGTTGATATGAGATTTCTGTTACGTATCAACAATGTCATTTCTTCGAATGACGACGGTTCTAATAATGTTTCCCACAGGGTATCCATTTCTTTTTGCGTAAAAAAATTTCTTAAATATAAATGACGATATCTTTACCAATTATTATGGGCGGTTTAGCTGTCCTATCAGCAGTAACGATAGCTATTTGCTTATCGATAAATATTAACAACGAATGTTCTGATGTTTCAATGAACCATTCCCTTGGGTATCTAATGTCGGTTAATTCAGCAATTTTAGCGATGTGTATTACATTTTTCACCATGGGTGGATCCAAATCTTCAGCAAAAATTTCCAAAGAAGCTATCTCAGTGTTGGCGATAGTTCTGGGAGGCTTGTCTTTATGGTTATCGATTAGTATTTTAGTTTCGGCCAACCAAGATAATTGCAAACCATCAGGAAAAGCTTGGTCATTAACTATTATTTCAGGTATCATACTTCTCACTGGATTAGTCACGTTATTTTTGTCTTTTAGAAGCAAAAGATCTAATACTTCCAGCTAATTTCATACGTTAATTCATGAATTAACGATGTTGTAAATTTCTCTGTAACCTTAGTTGTTGGTAGGCATCTCTCCTTCGACTTTTTCTTTTCTTTTTCTTTTTGGGTGTTTTTTCTCTTTTTTCTTCCGAAGTGTTTTCGGGTAAAATATCATCCATTTCAAGATGGAACATCTCATCTACTCTGTTGTCGGTTCGTCTTACTCTTCTTTGTCTCCGGGGATTTCTCCGACGTCTCCTTCTGCGAGCTCTTTGTGTCTCGGGTAAATCTACTGCTACATATGTTTGGGTAATATATTCATGTCCTTCGATACGTCCCGGCGCTGACGACACCAAATTTTCTCTACGAGAGGGATTTTCGACACCGAATGGTCTTCTACATAACGGACAAGTATTAACGCGAAATTTACCAATACAACAACGACAAAAAGAATGAAAGCAAGGGAGGTATTCAAACTCGTTTTTATGCTTCGAATTATAACATATATTACATTCTTGAAGATTTGAGGGCGAAGACATTTATTTTTGTAAAGATAGTATTTCAAATGCTTATGTAGATTTTTCTTGGTAATATAAATGTCTAAATGCACAGCTGAAAAAATAGCAAAATGCGCAGAAGAAGATAAAATCTGCAATCCAAAAACTGGGAGATGCGTTAAAAAAGACGGAAAAATCGGAAAGAAATTGCTAGAAGAAAGACGTCGACGCACCGCAGGTGCCGCTGAACGTCGGGCTGGGGTAAAGCCTAAATCTAAGTCTAAGAAGTCTAAGTCTAAGAAGTCTAAGTCTAAGAAGTCTAAAAAGCCCAAAGAGCCTAAATCTAAAAAGAAATGCACAGCTGAAAAAATAGCAAAATGCACAGAAGAAGATAAAATTTGTAATCCAGAAACTGGCAGATGCGTTAAGAAAGACGGAAAACTCGGGAAGCAAATTTTGGCTGCAAAAAAGCCAGCAAAGAAGCCAGCTAAGTCAGAAAAGCCAGGAAAGAAGCCAGCTAAACCAGCTAAACAAGAAAAGCCAGCTAAACCAGGAAAGAAGCCAGCTAAGGGAAAAAAGAAATATGTCAATACACATTATTATCAAATAGGGGGACGTAAGACAAAAATCAAATTAGAAGCTGACAAAATATTACCTTATCCATCCAAAAAAATTCGACCGTCTGATGGATGGGATATTGTAAAAGTTAAAAAAGAATCAACATTACTTTTTAGAGGAGAGCCTACCACAAGAACTAATACTCTTTTGAGCAATATGGAGAAAGATCAAATATCTCCTACATGGTACACTGATGTGTTATCTAACTCCATTTATTATTTGCCTTCCGGAGCAGGAAAAACAAATGGGGGGACATTATATGTTTATACCCCAAAAAAAGATTTAAATTTACTTAATCTTAATAGCGCTGCTAACTTTAACAAATTGTATGCGATGTTTTATGATAAAAATACAGATACTTACGAAGAAAAATATTATTGGATGAGATCAAACAGAGAAGGTACTAAGACTACGGCGCAACAAGCGAAGATCCGCACTGGAAAATCCATGTCTGAAATTTTATATAAAGTATTCATAGAGGGCGGTACTATGAGTTCCCAAAGATGTATGGATAAAAAAAATTACCATTACGACAAAGGAAAATGTAAAAGAGTAAGACAGGGAACTGTTACACAAGAAGATTTAAACAGGGGTAGTGATATTGACGGAGATTACATATTTGCTGACTGGCTTTGTCATAACGGTTTTGACGGTTGGATTCAACCATCAATGAAATCTCATATTCCTCCTGAATTTATGTTATGCAAGCCAAAAAATTCAGTAAAGCTAGTAACAAGTGTCCATTATCCAAAAGGGGTTGGCAGTAAATTGGGACTAAAAGGTGCAAAGAATATATACAAGGGGGTTAAATTTTTCCTAGAGGCTTTGAAAACAAAATTTGGCAATGACCTTACAAACACGTACAATTATTACCAGGACTATGATCAAACTAATAGAAAAAAGCTTAAACAAATGCAGGATCCCGCGAAGGCCCGCGCGAATTTTAGTTTTAATGATGATTGCAGTGGAGGTTTCCTGGGATTGTTAGGATTATAAATTTTTGTCAGAAATCATTAAGTTAATAACTTGATGATTAATAATTCATGTTAAACTGCATAGTTGCTGGTCTGCGCTCTCTTAGTTTTATTTTAGGATGAGCTCGTAGACCAGCTTCGTTAAAATCTCCATATAATGAGTTCCAAATACTCAAACTGTTATTACAGTCTGCCATTTCTTTTTGATTACGAAGCTGGCTTGTGATAGATTGAATAACAATTTCTACTATTCTTTTGTAAGGAGTTTGAGTAGAGTTTTCCCACTGAGTTCCAACGTTGTTAAAAGTGTCTTTTGTGTAAATGTTCGCAGGACGCACACTTTCAACATTCCATACACTAGTAATCATTTCTCTTATTTGTTGATCTGGGACAATCACAGGTTTTCCTGATAGCGGCATCAAGTAATTTGACACTTGTTGTTGAATGTAATTTACAGTTTCTTGTTTGTAAAGATCTGTATATTGCTGACAATTGCCTTCAAGTAAATTAGCTGACCAGCCGACAAATCTTTCGTTGTTGTAGTCATGAGGACCATCTGAAAGTCTTACACCGTATTCCATTTTATTGATTTCAATAAATTAAATTTTTAACTATCAATAAAATGAATCCAGGAACTTACTTTCTTTACGCAGGAGCAGGTCTTGCAGGGGTAACAACTTTATTTTGCTTTTTGAGTGGATCTTTAAACTTTTCTAGAAAAACAAATATGGCTGTTTTAATAACAGGATGGAGTTTGGCAGCCGCCTGTATCATTACCGGTATAGTTTGGACGCAAATATCTGAAAAATATTGCTGTAATAACAGTTATACTCAAATATTTGCACAGCCAATGAATAAAGTTCGAGATCCTGACAACACAAAATTGCAAAATTTAAAAACTCTTGTGGGTGACCAACGAAGAAGCACTGAATATACAAGATATCAATATCCAAGATTTGGAAGAAGAAGTAATTATGCTTCTCAAAGATACCAATATGCGTATTAATTCAAAAAATGATTATTTTCTTAATTGCATTTAAACCAAACGATTTAAATACAAAATGACAGATTTTGCCGTTCTAGACAAAGTACTTGATGAAATATCATCTGCAACGCAAGAAGCACCTAAAAATACCAATACTACCTGTGAGCATTGTAACATAAGCAAAGACAGGGACAGATACACTTGTTTGGATTGTGGTATAGAAGTTCCCCCACCGGAAGATAAAACTCCGGTAAAATTGACTCAGGGTCGCATAAGACTTGAACCAAACAGATGTCAAATTCGTAAAAGCGAAGATAAAAGTATAGAAAAAGATGTGCTTGGATATGGTTTCAGTGCTGAAGTAATACATGAAGCTAATAAGATATTTTTAGAAACCACAAAAGGAAATATTTACAGAGGTAATTCACGCAAAGCTATTATATTTGCGTGTGTTTTCCATGCTTATAAACATTTAAATACCCCTCAAAGCTGTGAAAGCTTAATTGAAGTTTTCAAATTAGAAAGAAGAATTGGGCTAAGAGGATTGAAAATGGTAGCCCTGAATGCTCCAAAGCATTCAAAATTGCGTAAAACCAGAATTACTCCAAAAGATCTAGTAAAAGAAGCTATGAAAAAATTTAACGCTTCTGATGCTCAAATAACAGATGTTATTAATCTCTATGGAAAAATCGAGAACCGTTCTTCTATGTTAAACAGATCCAGACCACAGTCCGTTGCCGCTGGATTAACTTATTACTATATTTTGATGAAACACAAAGATATAACTCTTAAAGATTTTACAAAAGAAGTAAATTTATCCGAATTAACGGTAACTAAAATTACCAAAGAAATTTCCAAAGTGTTGCATGAACACCATGGATATGATCACTTGTTGGAATAAATTTGTTTTGTTTTTCAAAAACACAAAACATTTTACTTTATCCGATCAGTATTAATAATACAATAGCTATTGCAAGTATAGCACCGATAGATATCCCAATAATAGCAGGAGTAGACAAACCCCTTGATTTTGATGATGGTCCCGGACTCGGTGGTTTTGGCGGTGTTGGTGGGCTTGGTGATGGTCCTTTGCAATTACAGCTAGCTTTTGCATAATATTTATATGTATCTGGGGGAACATTACAAGATATAAGACCACTACCCTCGAAATTAGCGGGGCATTTGAGTTTACATTCGCCTCCATTCTGTATTTGATCAGGACACCCAGATGCATTCTCGGGTACGCATGGAAATTCAGCAGTCCCGAATTTAATCGGTGCATCTGAGAAATTCGTAAAATAAGGCTTAATACAATATTGTTGCTTAGGATCATAATTACATTTTTTATCGGAACCACAATTGGCATTATCACACGTATATAAATTTACTTGTTTTGCACTCGCGTTAAAACTCTTTACCTCTTCTAGTACACTCTCATCATAGGAGGAATTATCCGGTAAATATGTTAAATATAGGTTCCAAGTGGAACTATCATCACTGTCCCACGTAATTGGTGTTTTTTTAACCATTATTCCCATTAAATACGAATCTGAGCTGAATGCATATATTTTTCCGTCAACGCTCCGGATAGGCCATAATATTACCCAAACGGATTTTTGTGATGGTATGCCTTGCTCTGAATATAGGGAACCTTCAGGTGGCCATGAAGCGAGTTTATTTTCATCAGACGAAAATATACGAACTTTGGAATTTGAATTTGAATAATAAGTGTCCGGGGGTGTCCCTATTTTGTTAAATGGCCCTGATACATTTGCGGTAATGCCACAAAAAATATTACCCACGGGTACAGATTTTAACATTACGTTAGGCCCTCTGTATTGAATTC